TAGGGAAAAAGTTACATCCTCGCTATACATTTAACAGTTAAACGTGGTATAGGAATCTTCGTAAAGGTTATACCACTAGTTTCCTTTTATTCGGAACTTAGAGAGGTAGTAGAATACTTGCTAGCCAATCAAATAAAAAACCCACACAGGTTGCGTCTATGTGGGCTTAATAAATGCAGGTTTGCATCAATCAAACCCGAATGAACAACGCAACTATCCAATCGGATTGACAATACAAAGTTATAAATATATTTTGTATCACCAAAAAATATTTTAGTCAGGTATAGAATCATAATATTCTTCCGCTGTCTGATGCATTGTATCATCTGTAATAGACTTTCTATAATTACTTATAGCTGTATCATATGTATCAATGATAAATTTCTTTTCATCTTGAATGTGTTTATTCAAAACTTGATTTGGGATTACCATCTTTAACAGCTCGTAATCCATGCCATTAATTTCAAAAATCTCATCAAAGAAAGCTTGTACTGGAGTAGCCATAGTTTTTGTATTTAATTGTTAATCAATGAATTATCTAGTCAGAAAATATTTGTAAATTTGTATCAAACTTATTTTTATGAAAGAAAAAGTATTAGGTATCGTTAGACACGCTCTTACCTTTGCCGGTGGTCTTGCTGTTGCTAAGGGTATTTTAGGCGAATCAATGTTAGAAGAAGTTATTGGTGGCGTTATGACGCTCATTGGTGCTATTTGGTCAATCGCATCAAAGAAATAACCACACACATTAACTTGTGTAGCCCCGCAGGTGCGGGGTTTTTTTATATATAGTGGTCAATAAGTAAATCTGACAACACATCTCTAACCTTATTTTCTAAGTCATCTAACGTACCATCATTGCAAATCTCATAGTTAAAATTTACATCAGCTAAATCATCTTCTGATGAGTGACTATTAACCGGATTTACGCCAGGTCTTGTTACCTTAATAGTATAACCGCCATACTCTTTTATAGTGTTGTATTCGTTCTTAAAACGCATATCAGTAATCACCCAATCATCACCTTGCATGTAGTCAGACATGAGTGCCATTACCCAAGCATTAGGATGAAGGCCATCTCTTATTGCTTCAGTACCTAATCTCTGCAACAGCTCCCTTACGGTCATGTCCCAACCGGGCAGACTAGATTGCTTAAGATGTGTAGACTCAAATAATGGAGTAGGTATACCGGTAAGTATAGTAGCTATCTGTTTTAACTTGCCTGCAAACTTTTTTACCTTGAATGTCTTAGTATGCTTGACAATTAAGCTACCAACCTCATCTTTACCTACACCAGCATATCCGTGTATTCCGATAATCATAATAGTTAATTTTTGTAAACGATTTCAATGTTACTTTCTTTAATTACCTTATGCTTCTTACCTGTTTGTATAATCTTGTCATACACTTCGGGATAAACTTCAATCCACTCGCGACACCTTCTGTTACTAGTTATTATAGTTGCGTGTGATACGCCTAGGGCACGTGCAAGGGCACTGATTGTTATATCCTCGTTATGTATAATCATGTACCTAAACCATATCTTCTCGTATGAGTTATTCTCTCTCCCTTTCTTAAACAACTTATTAATATCCACATCTAAGCACTCTGATATTACGTGAGCCCAATGTAGTAGCCTTGGGTCCTCAATATCAGTTGTCTTCTTGCTCTTATCAATGATGTGAAACTCTCTCCCATACTTTTCTTTTATGTATGCTGTAAATACAGCAACATCCTCAATATAACCCATATATATACATTATAAAATTTGAAATATCCCATAGGGGTGTACGTGCAATATCCTAGTGCTTCCATTTACATATTCAGTAATCCTAGTGTTGCCTATTACTGTTGACTTTACCTCTTTTGATGATTCAGGTATTGTCTTCCAGTTTAGTACAGCCACTAGCTTTACATCATTATACTCTCCACTAGATATTAATGCGTCACAAGTATTACGCAAAGTTAGCAAGTAGCTCATCCTTCATCATATTAAACATGTTATCCATACCTCTACAATATGCGTTCTTATAAATTTCTTCTATGTGTGAGATTACATATTCATCTTGGTATGCATCGGGAAGATTGTTAGAGAATTCTTGAAAGTCTTCGTACATTTTGGCTTTCATCTTGTCTACAATTTGTGTCTTTTCCATGTGATTTTTGTTTTGTGATTTGCAAATTAAGAAATAGGTGTTAATAATTATTTGTAATTTTTGCACATTGCTCACAATCTCCCTCTCTCCATGAATGAATAATGGCTGTCGCTTGTTATGATAAAGTGGTCTAACAGATTGATATCCAAATAGCTACAAGCTTTCTTAATCTTATCGGTAACTAATATGTCGCTATCTGATGGATTGGTGTTTCCGGATGGATGATTATGTGCCAGGATTATTGAAGATGCTGCTGATTGTAATGCTATTGTAAGCACAACCTTTGGGTCGCATACCACACCTGAGAATCCACCTGCACCTACCTTGTAATACCCTAATACCTTGTGCGCTCTATTCAAACATACGACCAAGAACTCTTCCGTCCACTCAATAGTATCTGCATTGAATAACATCCTCAACATATCCGGGAGGTCATCCGGACTAGATATGAATACTTCATCACCCTTAGTAGCTGTTACCTTTACCTTGATTTTAGGAAAGTTGATTTTCTTTTGATTTGTAGCCATTTTATTAGATTTTAGATTTAGAATACTAGTTTGAGAATGGTCTCATCAGTATAAACAGATATGAAATCATTTGGATATGCATCTTTAAGCGACCACCATAAGTCATCGTTTGAATGGAATACACTACCATCGCTATTTCTTTCTTCTTCTACCATAGGGCCCACTATGGACTCAATTTGGCTATCTTTAAGTGATGTCACTAATAAAAAGTCTTCTTCTTCATAAGCCGTTGTGCTTATTTTAACTAATCTGATGTTCATAATATAGGTTTTGATTGTTTATTAATCTACTATTCCATTACCATAATAAAGGTTAAATGATTTTTTCTCATAGTCATCTGATTTCAACCAATCTTTGTATTTTTGGTCCCATTCGGAAGATACAAATGTGAAATAGCTGCCATTACAATACCTTAATCTATTATTCTTTTTGTAAAAGCTTTCAAATATATCAATCTCATTATCCGACTCAATAGATTCTGTCCTCTTGATTTCTGAACGTGAAGAATAGTAATCTACTCTATCCCAATAGTTTAATTCTACTTTCATTTTGATTTCTTTATAATTTAAAATGTTTTATTTTCTTGAACCCATCTACCACCAGCAAGCGTCTCAACAACATAGTCTCCATTATAAGGCCTGTTTTCCCTAGTAACTAACCAAACCTTAAAATCATCTTCTTGAATCTTTAACTCATCACCATCCCATGCTTGTTCAATTGTTTCTAACATTTGTAACTCTTGTCTTGTGTAAGTCATGTTATATGTTTTGATTGTTATGAAATCTTATCAATAGCACGTTGTAGTTTGCTGTCGCAGAACTTACCACCACCGGCTACCATCTCACCATCAATAGCTACCTCGTATGATATGTCAGCTATATCAAACTTATCTATCTCGTATCGGATTGTGTCTGACATAATTTCTGTGCTGATGATAGTTGCCGGCATTGGCTCTGCATTAGCAATTCTAACACCAACAGCTGATGCGTCATCTTTACTGTCTGCATCAATTTCATACACATTCTTTTCCCAAGCAAGGACTTTCTTGTAGACTGTTACTTTGTACTTCATGTTATTTGTTTTTGATTTGTTTTAGATTACCATGATAACTTCATTTCAGTTGTTTCTGAGCTATGTTCAATATCATACCTAGATGCAGAGTATCTGCTAATTATCATAGGCACATATACCTTATGCTTACTCTCTAATGTATCTCTTACATCTCTCTGTATATCTCTATCAGTTGTAAAGTATATGTATTGCCTACCGTTAGATGCAGCATCTTGACATAGACTATACGCGCGATTTACTTCGCTTAAAATTCTTTTACTTAATGCTTCTTGGTTTGTTACAATCATATTGTTATATTTTAGATTACCGGTAATATACCTGACTTATCTGTTGATGTTATATAGTGGATAGCACCGGCATCATTGCCTTCATCATCTGTTGTAGGGAATAGTATTGTTCCATCATCAAGGAATATTACTAAAGCCTTATGATACCATCCCATAGCCTCAACATCCTTATCGTACATGTAGTCAACCTTAACAATCTTCTTGCCTTTCAATACTGATTCAGCTTCATTAATACATGATACTCTTACTTCGTTTAGTCTAGACATTGTATAGTTTTTTAAATGGGTTATAATCAAATATGCTTATGTTATCTTCATCAACGGGAGCATTTGTTTCTACATATCTAGGCTCACCATCAACAAACATTATCTGTTTTTCATCTGCATCTTCATATGCTACATCACCATACTCTATCGTATGTTCATCACCTTTAACATCAAACATACCACAGAAGTTACCCATCTCATCTATGAAGTAGCATTTGAAACGTAGCTTGTCATAGATATCTGCACACGTATTAAAGAACTCTATTGGTGGTGACCATGCAGTATCAAACTGTATGTCTACAATCTCAGCACTAACTTGATTCTTTTGATAATGTGTTGCATCCCATTTAGTACCCCAGTTGTTACAGTTCCAATCATACCAATTATCTTTTTCTTCTATTGGCATTGGAACAATTACTGAGAAGGTTGGATGCTTCTTACCATCTACCTTTGTAAAGAACTTAGACTTAAAGTCTTTCAGTTGAGCCGTGTCACCTGTGACTACTAGCTCATTTGTTACCCAGTTTGGCATAGTGTTTGTTTTAGAATATGTGTTTAGATTTAGTTACCGGCTTACTATAATAGTCTGAATGGAAACCCTCACATCTATCGCACAAACCTTCAGGACTTAACTCCTCATATTGTACATCAAACCCGCAAGACCAACACTCATATCCAGTAGGCTTATAGTCAATCACTTTACTGTATTTACCTTTATCATATGTCCAACCATCCCATGTATTACCATTAATCTCAATCTTCTTATCATCTTTCTTATCAGTCTTGTTATACATGTAATAATCTTCATCATACCAATCATAATATCTACCACCATATGTAGTCTTTATCTTTATCTGCTCATGGTCATATCTCTTGTCACATCTAATCATAATCTCAAATACCATAGACCTACAATTCTCAACATCGTGTAGGTTAATCATCTCCTCATCAGTATGTGGATTGTAGTAGCCGCAACTCATATTAGCTACTGATATACCTACACCATCCTCTGCAAGTTGATACACATCAGTAAGACCACCACTTGTCTCACTATAACCATAGTCTTCTAGTATTGGTGCGATAGCCTCACTAAACTCTTGGCTGTACAGTTGTGTGCAGAATATGTCTGATACAAAGTCCTTGTTACCTTTCCTATCGCATTGAAGTATAAACCTACAATCTTTGAAGAACTCAAGGTCAGCAGACATACTACCTACACAGCCAATCTCCTCATCGCGGAAGAAAGCAGCCTTGCAATATGGTAGGTCTTGTAGCATACGAAGGCAGATATATATACCGACTTTGTCATCACCACCTACGCCAGTCATCTCCATCTTGGATAGATTGTATGCGAAGGCTACGTTATCATCATGAACTACATAGTAGTCTTGGTCGGGTATAATCTTGTGTACAGTATCAGTATGTGATACGATACAAGGATATGTACCATCCGGGCTAATACCTTTGGTAACATATAGATTACCATCTTCGTAAGCTACATCGTAGTTGTTGGAAAGGCAATGGTCAAATATATACTCTGCCATACGTTCCGTTTCTCGTGAGTAAGACTGCACGTTGAGAATTTCAAGAAATAATTTGTTAATCATTGTAATTTTTTTTATTGATTTTGTGATTCATATTCTGATATAAGTACAAGGTCACCATTTTCGTTCAATATGGTTTCATGGTCTAGGCACCATCTACCATCCATAAGTTCTACAACATTATCATCTTCTATTGATGCAAGTCTACCATCGTGTAGTTCTACAACATTATCAGGTATCTCATATTCATCATTGTATAACTCTCTCGCATAGTCTTGATGTGTAGTAATGTCAGAATATCTACAATATACAGACTCCTCTGTAAGTATTTGGTCTCCGCTGTGGTCGTCCTCAACTACATACTCAGGTACATTTAGATACCAATTTCCACTAACATATACCGCATCTTCTTGTAATATATTCCTGCCACTTCCACTACAGTTGACTGTATTATCTATATGAGTATGACCACACCATCTGTACCCATTTGGCCTGCGATAGTCCAGGTATACTGAGTCATCCTCATCTATATCATTATCATCCCAATCATCGTATACAGTATGCCTACTATTAATCTCCTCTCTCTCGCCACAAGTAGACCTAAGCGAATAGTATGTATCAGAATCATCATGCTCATAGTTTGATAATATATCCTTATTATCATCTAAGTAGTACAATGTATCTACATATGGGTAGTATTCAAAGTCTGAATAAGACAGCTGAACTTCTACACGTGAACCGCCTACATTTTTACCATTCAACATATCAAAATGGTTGTGGTGGCAAGACTGTTGCCCTTTGTATCTCATGTTATTCTTGATGGCAAACTCTATGAACAATGGTCGCAATGTCTCTGATGCATAGATGGTGTCCATACAGTAGCCATGGCTCTTAGTATTCCATAGTAGTGCCCTGCCGGCTACCTTATGTTCGCTATCAAGTGCTACTACCATGCTACATACATTTGGATTGGAAGCATAGATATCAAAGAAGTCGCTATCCTTGAATCCCATACATGAACCCGATAGGTTACCACTAGCTAAGCTTGATGCATAGTTAAGGTCATAGTATAACTTGATGAACTCACCATTACATACATACAAGTTAACAGCTGATGCTTGTGAGTCATCATCACCATTAGCCATAACATAAGCAGAACATAGATTTGAGAACTCCTCAATCATCCTATCTGTTACTACCAACATATCATTTTCCTCAAACCATGAGTCATCAATAATCTTGCGTATTACCCTGCCTGGCTTACCCTCTTGCCTACCCTCTCTAGACCATCTGCCGTCATCGTTGACAAGGTGTGGCTTACCCTTTGGCAGATACGATATCATACTGCCACGCATGGTAAGGTAGTTAACCTCTGTGTCAACCAATAAATGTTGTTCATAGCATAGAAACTGTGCTAGCTGATTGCTTTCCCTGAACGACTCCATCATTCGTTGAAAGCTTGTGCTGAATACTACTGCCATATGTGTTTGTTTTTGATTTAGATTACTTCATTCTTTTTACGAATCTTGAAAGACGTTCACTCTCTTTCTTTACTCTGATTGCCTTAGCAGTTGCCATAGTGAAATAGCATGACATTGCTGATACAATCCACGAGTGTAGATATTTCATCTCGCTAGTGCCTAGGTAAAGAAAGAAGAATACGAATGACGCGATGCCAGATAGGACTACTGTGCAGTCCAGGAGTGTGAGTTTCTTTTTCATGTGATGTGTTTGTTGATTTGTTTGCAATATAGCAAAGAGTTTATTATTGATTTGTTAATTGTTTTTCAGCTATTCCTTTTATATATTCAAGTAGGTATCCGTCAGGTATACTAGAATAAAATCTATGCTGTTCTGATTCTGATGGTATTGTGCTGCTGTTTGCGGAGTATAGGAACATTTCTAAAACATTGATATAGTCTTCATCATTTAGGTTGACGTATATGGGAATATAATTCTTAAGGAAATCAATCATATACTCTTTTGTTTTATTTTCTGTCCTCAAATCAAAATTAGCAGCACCCTTAAGATTAGTCAAGTGTTGTATGATACATGAAAGTTTATACAATGTATCATCTAGCTTGTCCATAGCATCAAATAATTTGCCTTCTCTAATTAGTTTTCTTGTTGAGTCTATTTCATTTCTTGTTGTCTCTGCAAGTGAAATGATTTCTTCTGAGCGATTTATATAAAACTTCATTTGTTTAATTTTTATTTAGTCCAATAATCAATTCTAGATTTAGCATATGATAGGCTGTCAAACTTTATGAATTGACCGTCTATCCTAACCTCCCACCATCCGTTAGGAAGTTCGTGTAGGATGAATCCATTGTATTCTATTGTTCGCATACCAAACCCCTCCCAATGGCTCTCATTTCTAGTTTAAGTTTGAACTCACGATACATTTGCATAGCCTCACGCATAGAACCAGTTAAGGCTTTGTACTTAGAGATGAGCTGTTCATCTACTGACTTCTTGACTAGCGGCTTTCTACCATTGCTACGATAGACAAGCATTGCGGATTGTTTTCTTTCCATTGTGTTTGTTGTTTGGATTATCACCCATTCCGGTGTATTTGATTGATTAAAAAATTACAGACTAGATTAGATTCCAGGCTCTCGCATTAATGTAGATAATTGCACCATAGAATAGAAATGCAACTGCGAAAGATACTAGGGTTTCTTTTGTTTCTTTTTTCATTTTGTTTTAATTTGATGAGAGCCGCCTCCCATAACGAATAGGATTGATAGCTGTCTATCGGGCGGCTTCCGTTACCAACATTCCGGTGAACTGTTGCCGGATAATGTCAGCAGGATTGCACTTAGTAGGATTAGAATGGCTAAGTACGTTTTGTCTTGGTTTTTCATCTTGTTACTTTTGATGTGGCGTAGGGTAGGGAGTCGAACCCCACCTCCGACCATCCTACGCTTTTAAATAGTTATTTACTTGCGTGTGTTTGTTGTTGCTTGTCATATGCTTAATCCACTAATACACCTCACGCGGATAGGTGTAGAAGGCTTTCACGATATGTTGTTATATTACCCTATGCACGACATAGGTAGGGCTAACACTGCCTTAACATTGCTTATTTGAATTTTAACCTCGTTCACCCTAAATGGTAAAAGCAATGAGAATACGAGGAATACCACTAATAACCACGTGTGAGGATACACCTCACCCACAGCCATTTGTCATTTATTGCGGTTACAGAGTTACTGCCGTGCCATTCAATTCCACATAACGATGATAGTTTTGACACGTTGCCGCAAAGGTTAGTCTGTTACATAGGCTCATAATAATATGATTAATCTCCCTTTAACTATGCTCATACTTATTGATATTGGGTTGATGTAGAAACATATAACCGCCTTACAAATAGTTTTCCCCTATGACACAAAAAATGCATACATAAGTTTACGCATAGCGAAGCATCCAGAATGCCCACCTTAACAGATAGTATTAAGCACTTTCCCCCAACTATGCCGATAGTGTACAAATAGCACACGTGCATAGCTAGATACACTATACCCGACTGCCCCAAATAGTTAAATTTGTAGCATTGAGCAACGCGTTATAGCGATGTCGCACCTAATACCAATATGTCAATGAACTATGGGTAGGAAGTAATAATTGTCAAAAGATGACAGTCGCACCCAAAAGATGAGCGCACCCCCCACTCCTACGATACCATATTTTGCCCTTTCGTAGGTTAAAAAAAAATTGTAAAAATAGGGGGTATTGCACCCCCCTAAGTTATTGTAACTTATGGCACTTGCCTATTTTTTGATGATGATTTGCTTTGTTGCTTGATGCTTTGCGTATCTTTCAATTAAGTTCATAAGCAACCAAACTGAAAACTTGCCATTAGGGTATAAAGTTTTATCAGCATTATATACCCTTGTTTTTTCATTTTCGGTTAGGAATTGGATTAAGTCAATCGGAAGTTTTCCGGTTTCAGTTTTTCCGAAGTCTGACGCTGAAACGAATTGTAATTTTTGGAAAGCGTTTTCTTCTTCAAGAAATTTAACCGCATAATTTAAGCATTTTAAATAACCGCCAATGTACTTCTTAAATTCCTTATTGGCTTTGCGTTTTGTTTCTTGAAATTCCTTTCCGGTTACATTCGTAGCAAGATGCGAAAACTTTGTAGTTTTTACAATTTGTTTTTCTTGCTTAACTACCGCTTTTGTAGTTACTACGTTTGTAGCTTTTGCGGTTTCCTTTGTCTTTTTTGTTGCGTTTGCTTGTTTCATTTTGTTTAAATTTTAAATGATTAGTGAATATAAAAAAGAAATTTTGGGCAATATGTCAAAGATTGAAAGGGCTTTCAAACGTGCAAAAAAATTGCAAAGGGTAAAATATACCCTTATGAAAGCCATAGCTAATACCAGTTAAACATATTATAAAAAATTTTAATATGTCAATACACTATCTAAATAGTGCAATAGCTACGAATTGAATAAGTAAAGAACTAATTTGAATTCAAAGCTAAAAAAAGATATTGACATAAAAAAATATATTTTGTAATTATTTCTAGTTTTAAGAATTCATTCACATATTATAAAAAATTTTAATATAGCCAGTTTAAGCATGACAAAAAATTTAGTAATTAATACTAAATAATTTAGTTTTCCATAGTGGGGGGTAATATAGATATTTTCTATATTGTGGGGGTGAAGTATAGGTTTTGTCATATGCAAATAAATCTTAATAAATTGCCGCAACAATTATTGTTTATGCAATTATTGCATATGCAATAGTTAGTTATGCAACTAAGTGGGGTACTCGGTTTAGGGAAGTGGGTTTCTCTGCGTCGGAGTTTGGGTTCCGGCGGGGATGGGTCCCTTACGACATCACATTTCTCACTAAATTTACACCACCACTTACGCAGTCACATATCTCACTTTTTTACATCATTCTGAAATATTAACCCTCACTATTTTCAGCATCGGTTTGCCGGTATTAGGACATGAATATCTATAACAGCTCTGAGGCGTATGTCAGCTTATAGGTTTACTTTATTTGTATAAAAGTTAATCTATAAGTTTACTTTTAACTTCGTAAGCTATTCATAATAATTATAAGAAGGAAACTCCACAACTAACTGATAATCAATATGTGTATTATTTATACAACGATAAATTTTACAATATGGTAGAAATTGAGGTATATTTGGGCTATGAAGAAATACGAAGAATATTTAAATAGCCCTTACAAGATTGTAGGGATAGAAGAAAGGTCATTTATGACCAAGGAAGGTGAGACTTTAACTATGGACCCTGAGACAGGTGAATACTACACCATGCGTAAGGTTTCCAAAGATAAGAAAATGTTGCATGATGAACTTGTGTATACTAAGCTGTTCCATGATAACATTATACCACTAATGAGCCTATCTGGGCCCTCTATGAAGATTATGATGTATGCTATGCTTACGGTAAGACCATTGCAAGAGATTGTTATACTTAACATACCTGACATAGCGTTAACTTGCAATTTAGCAACTAGCACGGTATATAACTGTATATATGAGCTATTAGATAGGAAGTTTATATCTAAGAAGCTAGGTTCAAGTATTGAATACTGGTTTGACCCTAATATATTCTTTAACGGTAATCGTTTGCGGATTTACAAATAAATAGGTATTTTATTTGGGTATTTTTGTGGCATGAAGTACGAAATACCGCAGGAGTTTAAGCCGTTTGTTGCTTACGTTAAGAGGATGTGTAAGATACATAAAGTAGAATTGATGTTAGCTCCATCTAGAACTGTTGTACTTACAGATAGCTTTTCTGCTGACTGCTCTGGATATTTTAATGGAGATGATAGAGTGTTAGTAGTAGGATGCGGTAAGCCATTTGAGGAATGGATAGAAATTCTCATACATGAGTTTTCTCACTTACAACAATGGCTAGATGATGAAAGATGGGAACATTGGACTTATTGTTGTGCAGAACTTTGGTCTTGGTTAGATAAGGAGAAGATTATGAATAATAGCCAACTCAAAGTAATCATAGATGGAATGATTGACCTAGAAAGAGACTGTGAGGTGAGAGCCTTAAATAACATAGCCAAATGGAAGCTGCCAATCAATAAATCTGAATATAAGAGAAAGGCTAACCTATACTTATATAGTTACAGAATGATGCCTGTGCTAAGGAAGTTTCCAAGTGGTATATACGACAATAAGAGTTTGGTATCTCTATGTCCACCAAGAATGTTAAAGAAGTATGATAAGGTTCCTGATACCATACATGATATGATTGTCAAACTATATTCATAAGTTTCTTATTTTTGTAACAAATGGAACAACCCAGTAATATAAATATTACTCCTATTAATAGAGCTTTCTTACAAGAGCAAGGTATATTAAAAGGAATGGGCTCACAAATAAAAAAAAGAAAAATGCAACAGAAACCTGTACAAAAAAGTCAGCCAAAGAAACCAGTTCAGAAAAAACCTGTAACTGTGGTTAACAAGTCAGCAAAGCCAAAACAAGGCCTAATTGAAAAGTATGAGCAGAAAGCTCCTAAAGGATATGTTCGTGGAGAAATGGGTGGTCTTTATAAAGAGTCTGATATGAAAAAACATAGAGATGAGTTTGCTAAGTCATTGCAACATATGAAAAATACATTAGCTAAAAAGTCTAAAAAATAAATAGTCATGAAACTTGATTTGAAAAAAATGTCTGGTGCTATATGTAGCAGAGACAAAAGAAAAGGAAGTTGTGAATGGTCTTCGAATTCTAGAGGTGCTTTTGGTAGTAGCAAAAGAAGAAATAAAACAGAAGAGTATAAGCCACCAAAAGGTAGAATCAAGTTTGAAAGTGATGAAGAAGCTGTTGCATCTGGTGGAGGCCGTAGAAATGATTCATATGAAGGAGATTTTCCAGGAGATATAGCTCCAGCTGGATTTGGTGGAGGAGAGGGTAAGAAGGGTACAAGATGGAGAACTACAGAAAAAAGTGGTACGAAGTATGTTGGTCAAAATGAAAATATAGACAACCCTGCAGCTCGTTTATCTAAAAAACAACTTGATAGAATAGCTAAGCAAAAAGGGCAAAAATCTTCGGAACCTTTTCTTAACGCAGAAAGATTTAAAAACAATCTAGGACTACCAAAATAAATAACTATGGAAAAGCCAAAAAGACCTTTAGGTATATTAAAGAAAAAAGCAGTAGCAGATAATACAAAAGTTTCTAAAATGGTTAAGGACCCTAATGTAGGTCCTAATTATTCTGAGTTTAATAAATCTCAACTTTTAAATGCTTGGCCTAAAGCTAAAGAAAAGCTTACCTCAAAAGATACCGCAGACTATAAACGTGGTTATCAAGAAGGTATATCTAATGCTAAAAAAGGGAAAATACAACTAAAAGATAAGCAAGGAAATCCAGTTAAAGTTTTATATCCTTATAAGCTAGGTTTTGGTGAAAATATGAGATTTGCAGAAGGAAGATTTGAAGGAGAAAAAAGAGGTAAAAAGAAATAAATATGGCAAAAGCTAAGGGCGGTAGTGATAAGATTAAAGTAACATTCGGCAAACGAAAAAAAGGTGCTGCCCAAAAGTCATTTAATAAACACGATAGAAAAGACCGTAAATATCGTGGAAGATGAGTACTGCAAAAAAAACTAAACCAGAATTATGGAAACGAATAGTTGCAAATGTAAAAGCTGGAACGAAAGGTGGAGATGCAGGGGAGTGGTCTGCCAGAAAAGCTCAACTAGCGGTGGGCTTATACAAAAAATCTGGAGGGGGCTATTCGGGTGCAAAGAGTGCAAACAATGCACTTGCGAAATGGACGAAGCAGAAATGGACGACCTCATCTGGGAAGCCTTCCAATGGGAAACTCCGATATTTGCCGAAGAAAGCTTGGAAAAGCCTAAGCGAAAGCGAAAAGCAGCAGACAAACCAAGCAAAGGCAAAGGGAAACCAACAGGGAAAGCAGTTCGTAGCGCAGCCAAAAAAAGTAGCACAAAAAGTAAAAAGGTTTAGGTGATATGTCACTAAGTAAAAAAGATAGAAAACCTCCAGCTTCAACATTAGCGAAAATTTTAGGTAAATTCTCAATACCTATAGTAGGACCTGTTTTAGGTGCAAAAGAAGCTGGAAAAGCTTTAGTTAATGAAGCAAGCAGATTTGCATTAGATAGAATGTCAGAAAACCTTGACCCATTCGACTACAATGCCGGTCCTAATAAAAGTGCAGTAGACAGGTTTATAGACGCTGTTGTTTTAAATAAAAAAGAGGCGTCTAGAGAAGAAACTGATAAATATATAAAAACGGGTTCTGGTCAAATACCTGGTCCTACTTATAAAGAAAGAACTGATTTGTTGCAGATGCTAGCAGGTAAAAAGCAAAAATATAATACTATATCTGATTCTCCTTATGCACCAACAATAGGAGGTAAAAAAGGAAGTAAGTACTATAGGTCGAGAGGTATAGAAAATGAAATAATAAAAGAGCTTGGATTATCTGGCAAAAACATTAAAAGTGTAAAAGACTTAGAAAATGCCGTAAAAGAAAAAAGCTATGGAAGGTCAAAGACAGGAGGGTATACAGCAATTGTACCTGGTCTTGCAGCTGCCACATATGGCATAAATGAAGATGATAAAGGTTTATATTTATCATATTCTGACTTATGGGATTTGAATCCTCAAGAAGGTGCTTATAAAGATGAAGACCCTATTGGAGAAAAAATAAAAAATAAGGTAATTAATCTTGGTAAGAAAGTAGCTACTGATGTTGTAAATGCTACAGCAACACCTGCTAATTTATATGGAAGAATATATTTTGATAAAAAAACAGGGAAATTAATTCCTTGGTAAATTATATTTTATGATAGAATATAGGGGTGAAAAATTCTCAGGATACAATAAACCTAAAGACGCTAATGATGGCGTACACAAGAAGGTTGTACTTGCTAAGGAAGGAGACAAGGTTAAAATTGTAAGATTTGGTGCAAAAGGATATTCATCTAACTATTCTCCGGAAGCAAGAAAAAACTATAGAAGTAGACACGCTAAGTCTGCAAACGCATCAAAACTATCTGCAGGATGGTGGGCCTATCACTATCTATGGAGCAGAGGTTCTCAAGTATACCGTTCTGGAAAAAGTTCTGGTAAAGGAGAAAGATTTAAGTAACTTTGTTTTAACGGCGACTATAGCCGTCAAAAACCAATCATTTAAACATGGAGCACTTATACAATACAATAAGGCCTGTCGGCAAACGTGTTATTGTTGCTTTAAAAAGTGGAGAGAAGAACTCACACATTATCAAAGGGCCTAATGGAGAAGACATTGAGCTGTATGTAGACACATCGCACTCTTGGGATGGTAGGGTATCTCAACCTACACAAGCAACACTATTAACAGATTTTAAAAACCTTAAAGCAGGAACACGTGTACTCATTCACCACAATACTATACAGCCAGAAAATCAATTGGACATCCAACCTAACCCATCTACCTCAATTCACGCCATTGATGAAGATACAGTCTATTTCGGTATCAATGGAGAAGAAATAATATGCCTTGATGGGTATATGATTGTAGAAAGAATATTTGAAGAAGATGATGTAACTCCTGGTGGTATAATACTTACAGAAAAAAAGAAGAATGATGTGATGATGAGAATCATAAATAAGCCTGATTCAATAACTGATTATGAAGTCGGAGATATTGCAGTAGTATATAAATATTCTGACTATGAGATTCCTCATAATATTGGTGGAAAGATGACTAAGGTAATAAGGCTAAAATATTCAGATTGTATAGGTAAAGTAAATCAAGATGTCTAAGATAGAAGATAGAATAAAGCTGTACGAAGCTGATGGTATTGTAGGGGCATATTATGCTTTGAACAGAAAGCTTAATGAAATCACTACATTACTAAACAATAAAGATTTAACCCAACTTGACCTAGCGGATAAGGATGATGGTTCTTGGGAAAGAGTACTCAAACTATTTAATTCAGTGGGTGATATTAATGAGGTATTGAAAAAGCTAAGAATTGACAATCAACTTAGCGGAGATGAGGACAAGGACAAAGCTAGAAGAAAGCCAATCATTGAGGAGATGTTCGGCAAATAATGAAAAGACTAAGCATCAATCATAGCAAAGAAGAAATATATGAGGCTTATAAAAAAGCCTTAGATAGGGCTCGTGTAGAGAAGTATAGGAACTCTAAACACATAGAACACAAGAAAGAAATTAGGGCAGAAAAGAACAAGGCTATAAATACAATATCCTATAAGAACTTTAAAATGCGTCAGGTTCTATGGGGGGTAAATAAAAGACTAGAGAAGCTTCGTGGTAGGTACAAGTCACATCAACTTAAGGGTAGGAAAGAAGGGTATAATATAGCTGTAAGGAAAATGAATAAGACTTATTTTAAGTCTGACAATCCTGCTAGATTTATAGGTCACGTAAATCTACTAACAGATGTTATGAATCTTAAAACAGATGAATGTGCATTTTTGTTGTGGGCCAATAGATATGATTACTTTACTAAGAGTGACTTTTTGAGAGATATGGATGATACAGGAGTACCATATTACGGATGTCTTGTTAGGCTTAGAAGGAAAGACTATATAATGAAGCTTGAAGAAGCTAAAGAGTTTGGTAGGTTTAAATTTGCATTGACAGGGACCGGTAAGGTTACTGCCGTAAAGATTGATAAGTTTGTAAAAAAAGTAACCTAGTTGAAACAAAAACACGAAATATACGGAATTACATATGCTACTCCAGATGTCCCAAAGACCTGTGATGGACATGACTTGCCTATAAAAGAACAATATTTTAGAAGGATAGAAATACCAGATATATTTAATGAATTAGAATATGATGAAAGCGGAAATGCTATATATAGCGAAGAGCAAGAATCATTTATCATAAAAGAAGGTGAAAAAATAGGCAAGGGATATTGGTATATGAATGAGGGTGAAGTAACATATATTACAGGACTACACTACTTCTATTTGAATTATTGGATACTAGAAAATGGAGACTACCCAGATTATAGGGAAGTTGATAGAAAATATTTCTACTTTCAAGAATACTGCGAAAAGCTGCCACAATGTTATGGTATAATAAGAATCAAGAAGCGTAGAGAGGGTGCTACATCTCAAGCTACTTGTTATCTTGTATGGAAGGCAATTACTCAAAAGAAGTCTTTTTGTGGAATTATATCAAAAACTGGTAAGGACGCATCTGATGCTTTTGTATATATGGTTATGAATGGGTATAGAAATCTACCTGTATTCTTGAAGCCAAGGGTAGAAGAAGATGACACAAAAACCGAGATAGTATTTAGAAAAAAGAAAGACAAGCGTAAGGTTAAGGTTAGAGAAAAAGGGCAGATGTATGATGATGACATTGGTCTTGAATCTAAGATTAATTGGAAAAATACGGCTTTGAACTCTTATGACTCTGGAAGGGTTACAGCACTACTTATGGATGAGGCAGGTAAATGGCCAAAAGAAGTTCCAGTAAATAAGTATTGGCCCATCGTAAAGAAGACTATGTCTAAGGGTGCAATTAAGGTTGGATTCTGTCTTATGCCATCTACAGCTAACGATGCCAAAAGTGGAGGAGAGCCATTTAAGTTGATATTTGAAACATCAAATCATTTTGATGACCCATATACTTCTAATGGGCTATATAGGTATTTCTGTCCGGCATATGATGGATATGAAGGTTTTATTGATAGGTATGGAAAGTCAATAATTAATACTCCAACAGAAGAACAGCAGGATTTTATTCTAGAAAAGTATGGATTTAAGATTGAACTAGGAGCAAGAGAATATTTATTGAATCAAAGAAAGAAGATAACGGATAAAGATGCATTATCTGAAGAAATAAGGATGAATCCTTTTTCTGAGGAAGAAGCTTTTATGATTGATTCTAAGAAGTGTTATTTTAATGCAGATAAAATATATAACCAAATAGACTTCCTAAAAGAGCAACGTACAATGCTCAGGAGAGTAAGGCTTTTTTGGAAAGATGATAAAAATGTAGACTGGGCTGATGACCCTAATGGAGATTGGCAGGTATATAAGTTTCCTGTTAAGGGAGAAGAAAATACAAGGATTGAGAGAGATGGTTCTATAACTCCAGGAAATACTCAGAAGTATGTATCTGGTATTGACCCATTTAAATCATCTGTAATATCCGGAAAAGGTTCTATGGGAACCTGTTATGTATTTGAAAGGCTTGATATAAATGACCCAAATAACACAGGTATGCCAATAGCTGAATATGTTGGTAGACCTAGGCTAAAGTCTATGTTCCACGATGAGATGTTAAAAGCTGCTACTTATTGGGGATATAAGGCTTGTTACGAAAATGACGTTGGCGATGACTTTGTAGACTATTTTTCTAACAAAGGGTTTAGGGGTTATCTAATGAAAACTCCAGAATCGGCTATAGATAAGAACAGAAGAATGAAGGTTCAGAAGTTCGGCGTAACTTCGGGTGACGCGTTTGCGATGGCTAGGCAGTTAGATACTTGTATATCTTATATAGAAAGTCATTGTGATAAGATTGTATTTATGGACCTATTAGAGGAACTGTTGCAGTATGACCATGAGCATAGGACTATATACGATAGAAGTGTGGCTTTTATGATAAGTTTGTTATCTGGGGTATCCCTAGAAAGCAAGAAGCAAGATAAGGTATCTAGCTCTATTCCACTGAGAACGTACAAACTAACAATCTAATTTGTACTTTTGCTAAGTATATGGAAAAAAATAATAAGGAAATATTAAATTTCCACCTCAGCACGGTTAAGTCCAAAAGGGATGAAAAGGAAGGATTGAAAATATCTAAGTTCCTTGAGAAGGCATTTAATAGTGGTTATTATACCAAGAGAAACAAGAAGTTTGAAAAGAACAGAAAGTTCTCTAGAGGTAGACAGCCAATGTCTGAGTTCCTAGATTTACTTAATGTAGATGGTAAAGAGGCTTTTGTAAACCTTGATATGAAAGCTCCGGCAATCGCACCTAAGTTTATACAAGTGATGATTGGTGGTTTTATTAAGAGAGAAGAAAAGATAAAGATTACTGCAGTTGACCCTGTATCTACAGAAAGAAAAATGTACGAAAGGGAAGAGGCTGAGTTTAGGATGAATTATGGCCCAGAGGTAAAACAGGTTGAAGAATTAGCTGGATTTAAAATAATGCCAGATAAGGCATATACACCAGAAGATTATGAGGAACTAGAGTTGTTTTTTGGTTCTGAGCATCAGCTACCAGAAGAAATAATGTTTGAGAAAGGGATTGCTACTGTATTAAATAACAGTGGATGGGATGCGATAAAGAGAAAGCTTCTAGAAGATATTATAGAAACAGGTTTAATGTGTACTAAGGTATCTGTTAATAAAACAGGTAAGATTAGTATAAGAAGGGTAATACCGGAAAATCTTATTTACGCCTACTCAGACTATGATGACTTTAGGGATGTTTCATTTATTGGAGAGGTAATATCATTAAAGATTTCTGATATTAGAGAAATGTATCCAGATATGGATGAAGAGAAACTTTATAAGATTTCTCTAAAATCTAGAAACTATACATCTTCTGTAAAATGGGAAGAGAAGTTTAGATATAATATTGACAGGCCTTATGATGACTGGACTGTTGATACGTTAGACTTTGAAATCAAAAGTGTAGATTCTGTAATATATCAAGCTAGAACAAACAAGTTTGGTAATCTTATTGTAGAAAGAAAAGACAAAGAACCTCAAAGAGTTGGAGATAACAAAGAGCTTATAAAAAAGAATATGCAGGTAATATACAGAGGTGTATTTGTTATGCACTCTGATATTATGCTTGAATGGGGAGTTGCAAAAAACATGATTAAGCCATCATCTCCAAGAGAGATTGCTGATGTATTTTTTAGCTACAGCATGTATATGCATGAGAATCTTGATTTAGAGAACATGGCAATACCTGAAAGAATGGAGACTTCTATCAGGCAAATGACACTAGCTCACTTAAAAATTCAACAACTTGTAGCAAAACTTAGACCATCTGGTTTAATTATTGATATTGACGCACTTACAGATATTAGTCTTGGTCAAGGGAAAAACATTAGTCCTCTTGAAATTCAACAGATATATGACCAAACAGGAAATATATATTATAGAAGAAAGACTGAGGATGGAGACAGTATGAATGGTGTTCCTATTTCAGAAGCTCCAAATGCTGGTAGTATAGGACAGATTCAAGAACTTATAACTGTATACAATCACTACTTATCAAGACTTAGAGATGAGATTGGTGTAAACGAGTATAGAGAAGGTGCGTCTGTAAATCCTAAATTGGGTCTTGGAGTTCAACAACAACAGTTATCTGCCTCTAATAATGCAACGGACTTTTTATATGATGGATATTTGAATGTATTTAAACAAACAGCATATAAGATTTCTATATTACTATATGATTCTGTTTTATATGGCGGAAAACAGTATAGAGAGTATTTAACTGAAAATGAAGTTAAAGACAAGGAGTTTGATATAATGGTTGAGGCACTTCCAGATGACGGGGAAAGACAATATCTTAACTCATTGATTCAGACTGCTTTATCTGCAAATGCAATTGAATTTGAGGATGCTTTTAGGGTTAAGAATATCAAGAATCAAAAGCTTGCAGAAATGTACTTATCTAAGGCTAAAAGAAAAAAGCTTAGAGAGGATATGGAAAGGGCTCAACAAAATTCACAAATGAATGCCCAATCACAGCAACAATCAATAATGGCAAAAGCTGAGGCTGATGCACAACTAAAACAGTTAGAGGCTCAAGCAAAAATAGCAATTGTAGATGCAGAATCTAAACTAGAAAAACAGTTGCTTACTCAGAAATTTGTTCAAGAAGCATTGCTTAAAGCATTTGAATTGGATAGACCTTTGACCGAAGAAATGCAAGCTATTGTAGGACAATATTTCCAAGAAGAGCAGCAAAAGAAGATGCAGGAAATGATGGCTATGCAGCAAGCTCAACAACAACAGATGGAACAACAAGAAGAGCAACAAGCTCCTCAACAATAATTATTTATATATTTGCATAAATTAATCAACCATGTCAGAAACGAATTTTAATCCATTCGACCAGTCCAACTATTCAGAATCTCCTAGCCAAGAAGTAAATTCACAAGCTACAGAGACAGAATTAAAGAATGAAGAAGTAAGCACAGAGGTATCAGAGCCAACACAAGCAGAAACAAGTGTAGAATCTCCACAAGAATTTAACGAAGCCTCTGAAACTGTTTTATCAGAGCCATCAGAAGATGATGAAGAAGATTCTGGATTTGTGTTTGAGTGGCCAAATGAAACTGCTAGAGATATATACAATAATCTTGTTAGTGGGAATATATCTGATTTAGCAGATATGATATATGAGCAAAAAGTTCTTTCTAGTTTGGACAGTATGAGTGACTCTGATATCGTAAAGCTTAAAATGGCTTATGATTATCCAGACTTAACTCCAGAAGAAATTGAAGAAGAGTTTAGCTCTAAATTTAGTGTTGAGGATGATGTAGATAGGATGCTAATGAGTGATGAAGAAATTGCTCAACACAATAAAAAGATTGAAAGGGCATCTAAGGCAATGGCAAGGGAATTGAAGAAAGAGGTTGGTGCGGCTAAGGATTATCTTTCAAGCATGAGAGAAGAAATTTCGTTTCCAGATATATTAAGTCAAATTCAGAACTTAGGGCCTCAAACAAACCCTGAAGAAGTTTTGAACGAGTTCTTTCAAGTGCAAGAAGCAGAAGACAACAAGCTTTATGAGCAAGCAAGACAACAATATGTTTCTTCGCTCTCAGACGGCTTAAAACAGTTTGATGGATTTAACGTCAGCTACAAGGACGAGGATGTTCAATTTGACGGTAAGTATAGCCTAACTCCGGAAGAAAAGGCTGGTCTTACAGATTCATTACAACAGTTTGATTTAGAGGAGTTTTATGGTGCTCGATACTACAAGGATGGTAAGTACGACACTAAGCAGCTCGCAGAAGATGTCTACTTCTTGCAAAATAGGGATAAGATTGTCAACTCTTTGATTACACAGGCTGTGTCAAAATCAAAGGCCGACCTTCTTAAGGCTATGAAGAACATTGATTATAACGATTCTCCAAGAGTTGGAGCGTCTTCAAGTTCTAATAATGACTATGATGCAATGGTAGCGAAGTTGTTTAGTTTATAATTAATAATTTAAAAACATTAAATATGCCAGTATCACAAACAGGTAATGTGCAACTTTCAGGTGTTACAAGGTCATTTATGAGTGACTTGTCTATCCTAAAGCCACAGTATTACCCACAGTTTATTGAGAAGTATGGTTCACAGAACTATGCTCAACTTTTGGAAGCTCTTGGAATGAAGGCTACAGTTCCTTCTAGAGAGTATTTTCACTTTGAATCAAGAGGCAAACTTCATTCAGCTGTACAGCTTGATGGTGGTGCTCTTGATAACGTAGCAGCAGGTGCAGCAGTTAACGTAGCAATCGCAGCTGGTTATGTAAATGGAGGACGTAGCCCACTTCGCGTAGGTGAAGTAGTTGAAAATGCAGCTACTGGTGTTCAGTACAAAATCACAGCAGTTGCTTCAGCTACAGCTTGCACTATCAAGCCGCTTGATGCTGCTATTGATGCTAATACTGACCTTGGTGCTAACTCAACATCTTTCTTGTTGTTCCGTGGTATTACCGAAGCTGGTGAAGCATCTAGCAAGTTCAATTCTTTGACTGGTTTGACTGAAAAGAAAATCTTCAATACAACTGAAATCCGTGAAGACTTCACAATCAGCGACAGAGCTAAGATTGAAGAGTTGTATTTTGAAGTTAACGGTCAGTCTTACTACACCTACAAAGGTTTGGATGAAGCTGTTCGCCGTTTCATGAACAACAAAGAGTTCAAATTGATGTTCGGTAAGCCATCTACTGATGCTCAAATCGGTAGCACTGGTATCACCGGTCTTGTTCCTCAAATTGAGGCTAACGGACAGACACATCAGTGGAACGCTGTTGCAGGTTTTACTATTGCTGACTTCCATTCTATTGCACGTCTTGCTGACTTCAATGGTGGTGCTTCTGAGTATCATTTCTTGATGGATAGCTACTTGCGTTCTAGAATTGATGACGCATTGTTTGATAAGTATACAGCTGGTGCAATCCAGTGGGCTTCTGTTGGTGGTTCTCAAGATGTTGCTGTTAAATACGGCTTTGATTCTATCAAAGTTGGTGGCGTAACATTCCACTTGAAGAAGTACTTGCCATTTAACGCTGAGGCTGTATATGGTGTTGCTCCTAGTGCTGAGTACTACAAAGAGTTCGGTATCCTTGTTCCAATGAAGGAAGGCCGTGATGCTCAAACTGGTGACAAACTTCCTTCTCTTCGCATTGTTTACAATGAGGTAGAGCCAGGAAAAGAAGTTAAGGTTTGGGAAACTGGTGCTCTTGCTAAGGTTCCAACTAGCGACAAAATGGAATTGAATGTGCATCACATGTCATACTGCGGTATCCAGGTGTTTGCTGCAAATCAATACATCGCTGTTAAGCCGTAACGATTAGTTTTTGACTCTAAATAAAGGGCCCCACGCAATGTGGGGTCTTTTTTTTATGTATATTTGTGCAAATCAAATTTTTAAGAAATGTCAAAAAACGTAAAGAAAACCATTAACGAAAATGGAGACCTTGTAGACGTAATTACCAAGGTTGAAGAACATTCAGAAGTTTCTGATATTAAAGTACAACCAATTCAAAAAAAGAAGGCTGAACCAAAGGAATACGTTTTCCAACTTACAGGTAAGTTCTATACTAACAGTCAGTTTAGCCAATACCCAGAGAACTTCCTTTTAAAAAATACCGATGTTATTTATGATGAGGAAACTAATACAGAAAGGAACATTAGGTATTTAGAAGGGGTTAGTACTATTTTTGAAGATGAACAAGAGCATTTATCTGAGGCTAAAAAGATACAAAGACCAGACATTAGATTCTCAAAAGGATTTTTAAGAGTTCCTGCTAATAAGCCAACTTTGATTAAATTCTTGACTAGCAGTAACATGTTTGACAAAAAGTCTAACAAGATGTCTGGTAGTAGAGCAATATATACTATGCTAGATTTTGAAGAGCAAGAAGAGAAAGAGGTTGCTAAAACAGAGAGAAAGATGGAGGCTATGAAAATGGCTATGGAAGCTCCTGTTGAGGTATTTATCCCACATGCTAAATTCTTAGGGATTAAGTTTATAAATGGATATGGTGTAGAAAGGTCAGAAAGAGCTATTAGAGTAGACTACCTTTCTTATGCAGAGAAGAATCCAGAAACCTTTATTAAGACATATAATAACCCATTAGTTAAGGTTCAATATTTGGTTTCAAAAGCAATGCAGGTAGGCATGATTGACCTATCTACCATGAAGGGTCAAGCTGTTTGGGGTGACACAAAGAAGTTTATTGCACAGATTCCAGATAATAAGGATACTTTGACGTTCCTTTCTGAGTTTAGTTTGACAGAAAAAGGCAAAGAGTTTTACGCACAACTTAAAACTTTAGCCGATTAACATAGCTTTGTGTTTCTTATGGTTTGATTGGTATCCCGCGGCATTCTTGTCAGCGGGATTTTTGTTTATATTTGCAATATGAATATTAATGAAGTTTATAAGCTGGTGTCGTATTTGGTTGACAAGTACCAAGGCACTTATTTGTCTCCAGATGACTTCAACATGGTCATTAATATGGCACAATACCAGTATTTATCATTTCTTACTGATGATACAGGTGGGCCTAATAGGAATCCAAAAAATCCAGTAGGTATGTCTACTTCTGCAGTTGTTGCTGACACACTATCTACATTTTTAATGGAACAGAATTATGGTGTTACTAACCAACTAGCGTTAAAGCCTACTGGTTTATTTAAGACTATTGGATTTAGAACATCAGATGATAATCATCCAATAAGATATGTATCCTCAGATAAGCTTGCGTCTTATTTAGGAAATGCTATAGACCCACCAACTAATACAGAACCTATATACTATGAATTAGGTCATCAATATAAGTTTTTTCCTAGTACAATAAGTTTGGTTAGAATCACATATATTAGGAATCCACAAGAATTAAAGTGGGCTTATACTGGCAATCTTGTTTGGGATTCGGAAAATAGTGTTCCTGCTAATGGCGTATCTCTAGAATGGGGCGATACGGATGTTTATGAAATTATATATAGGGCTATAGGAATTATAGGTATTAATTTGAAGGATGGTGATTTGATGAGAGCTGCTCAGTTAGTTAAAAATGATGGTCTATGACAAGAAGAGTACTTATAGAACAGATTAGAAGAACTTACTATGGTGGTATACCAAGTGATGACGCTAGCTTGAGTGAAAAAGAAG